TTTATTTTGAAGCCGCAATAAACCAATGAAAAATTTTTATGTTAAAGTCTGTAAAACAGTAATTTATATCAAGATTATTTTGTACTTTTAGCCTATAAAAGAACAAAAGTGAAACTGTTAAAAAATGTTACACACTAGAATACATAAAAGCCGCATAGCCATTATGATTAAACAGCTTATACCTGAATGTACAAGCTGTGTAGCCCGCGTGCACGGTGGGCTATGCAGCAATTGTCCACATTGGACTCCGAGTGTGGTACAGGAGTTAACAGAGGAAATGGCCGAGAGAATATCCGCCACAATTGGACAGGAGAATATCACAAGGCCCCAACGAGAGAAATGTTGAACAAAAATAAATAATTGCGATATGGAAATAAATGAACAAGAGAATACCCAAGAGGTACAGCAAGAGAATTTGCTTGATGGCTCTCAGTCAGTTCAAGCAATGCAAGAAGAAAATGAACTGCCAATCGCTGTTCAATTAGTTCAGCCTCAAGCTGCTTTAGATGAAATAGCAGAGCTTGAGAAGAAATATCGTGAAACTATAGAACGGGAGAATAAATGAGCAATTTTGTTTTAGATTACAGCAAAAAGCAGACTTTGCAAATATCAAATGATGCTTTTTGCTTTTTGTATTATGGTGAAGAGCCATTAGACGAAGACAATTTGGAAGAAGCCAATGAGGTATCTGAAATGTTTTCCAATAATTTTTATATAGAAGATGATTGGAAAGCAGTTGATGACTCAGACCTTATAGAATGTACTTTTGTTCCGTATGTTGAAGACCAAGCCGATTATGATGAATATGAGGACCTTACCAAATATATTCAGCAGCAAATAAAATGGCTTGATGCAAATCATATTAGAGTATGGTGGTTTAATAACCAAACTGGAACGAGAGAATTACGCGGTGATTTTAAGGTTTATACCAATAAATATGGCCTTAAGTGTTTTCATACAGGCAATCAAGATGAGGATTTTGCGACAGGAAAAATGAGCTTGTATTTTTTGAAGAATTTCAAGAAGCGCATAGCTTAACAAGTGAACGAGAGAAATATAAGGCAGACTACTTTTCTGTAGTCTGCCTTTTTTACATTAAGCTTTCATCTTCTTCTATAACGAGAGAATAACCGACTCCTCGTATGGTTTCTATAACTACTCGGTTATCCATTTTAAGCATATTTCGCAGCATGCATATATGGACATCTAAGCTACGTTTATTAAAGTAGTTATCATCAGTCCATACTTGCTGCATAAGTATTTTCTTAGGTAATATTTCATTTTTATAAGCACATAGTAAAGCAAGAACTTGACTTTGTTTATTATTAAGCCGTGTTTTTACACTGCCTATAGTAAGAATTTTATCTACTGTATTAAACAGGTAATCGCCTATCTCGTAAGATGGCTCTATATTTCTTACTCGCACACCACATCTTTTCAAAACAGCTTTTATTCTTCTTATAAGCTCTTCAATGTTATATGGCCTTATAACGTAATCATCTGCGCCTTCATCAAATGCTTCAATAACATACTCATATCGAGCCTTATCCGATACCATTATTACCGGTATTTTATCATCTGATTTGCGCAAAAATTTTAATGGCTTTAGCCTCATAGAGGCATCTGTTGTTTTATAATGGCTTAATATGCATAAGTCATAATTCTTTTCTCTGATTTTGATTGGTATATCATTCTCAGTTGAGGTTATTACTTGAAAGCCGTTATACACCAAATAATCTACCAGGATTTTACAGTCTTCATCTTGATAGATTAAAATTCTTGGCAATGCTAATTTAGTGTTATTACTTTTCATATCATTTCTTTAATCTTGTTTTGCAAATCATTATATAAAACTTCATACCAAAATGGATTAAGCCTTAACAGGTCAAAGTATGAATATACGCCTTTTTGATATATTAAAGAAGCATATTTAAGCTCTTTGTCTGCTCTTTTTTTAAGATGCTCATGATAGAACTTTATGGACTGGTCCACATTTACCAAGAATGGCGATTTATGCTCCATAAGAACTTTTTGCTCTGTATTTTGAACAAAGTAATATGGGATATTCGGCATTGCCCAGAAAGTTAATCCAGCACCATATTCCTCACTCGCCTTATATAAAAAGCCAGGACATGGACGAATTGAGTCAGGATATAAGCTTTTACATATTCTTAACCTACGTGGAATAAAAGGATTAAGTAAAGTAGTTAATCGCTTGTTTATATAAGTTGAGTATTTATCAACCATTCTTGTGTGTTCTTTAACAAGTGATGAAACTAACAGCTTAATCCTTTCATTTCCTATAGGGTCACTCAGGCGTATATATTCTTGCCTGAAAGCTTCACGCTGAATACGTATTCTATCTTCTTTAAGCCGTTGAGACTTTTTCCTTTTAGCTTCTATGCTAGCCATTGCAGCTCTGCGCTGTCCCTCAGGTCCAAACAGTTTTACACCTCGGCAATTGTTTGGACCTAAGCCTGTCCATGGCATTTTATCTCCATATCTAGCTTCAATCTCTCTGTTTTCCTGCTCTTCTTCAGATAATTTAACATGCTCTTCTTCTAAGGTAATTTTTTCAATTGCCTCAGATTGAGCCTCTTGAATATCCTCATCATCGCTTTTAATTTCATCGAGAAATTCAAAGAGTTCCTTTTCGGTTAAATCTCCATATTGTTTAATATCTTCCATGCCACTTAAATAATGACTTGATTATATCTTTTCCAGCTTGCTTGTTAAGCAATCCAAAATATGCAATTGCAAGCATGAGTCTTGCTATTTTATGCAATACCCAGGCCAATAGATATATAGGGAAATAAAGCACACCTACACATCTCCATAAAAATTTAAGCACCTTTTTCATCTTCTTCCTTTTTAGCCATTATTGTTTTTACTTTTTCTCCCTCTTCTGCTTGCTTTAATTCAACATAAGTCCTATGAAAAGCTTTGTCACCTATTCCTTTAATAAAAGTTCTAAGTGTAGAAGGATATTCGCTTGCATTTATAGTCTTATCGACTACTTTCGCGTAAAGAGCAGCAAGAGCTTTAGGTCCAAATACCTTTTTCTCCTGTAATCTTTCAATGGGGCCTCTTTTGAATTGAACACCTGGATGTTCATTCATAATCTTCGTACGAGTTAAGTGCAAGTCCTTAATCAAAGCCTCAATATGCTTTTCAAACTGAGGCATTTGAATAATATCAATAACTTTCAAATCTTCCAGCTTCATTTTTATAAGTTTTTAAGTTGTTGTTTATAATACTTTTCTTGCATATCAAAGTGTCTCTTATATATATGCAAATCATGAGCAAAATGGTAATAAGTGCCTATTGGCACACCGAGCTCATCTGCGACTAATTGTTGAAGTTTTGTCCAGCAATATTGGTCATTGCAAAAGCCATAAACCAAATCATTGCTTCGCATAGTTACACACATATCAAGAGTTCCTATTTGAGGCTTAATATCAAATCCGACTGATAGTGTACAAGGTGTATCATATTCATAGTCATCTTTTTCTTTACCATCAAATATAGTAAACCAAGCTTGACGAGTATCTTTATTCTCTTTAAGCTGTTTAATGCACTTTGCCAATTGGTGATTGCGAGTCCACTGCCATCCATAATTAGAATTGACAATGTTATCTCCACCATGCATTTTATCCCATATAGGAGCATACTTTTTGATTTCAGCTACACTCCTATCTCCAGACATATACCAAGCATATTCGCGTTCTGCATATCGTTCGCTGAATTTACGCCATTCTGTTGTTATGACGCGTTGCTGAGGATTAAGTAAATAAAAACCAACATTGTAAACAGCTTTTGTTCCAACATTAGTATTTACTCCTTGGCCCATAATAAAAGCATATAGGTCTTCAAAAGCCTCAGTAGCATTTTTATAAGCTATGTTCATAATTATTTTACCCAAATTTGTTTAACACTCCAATCATATCTTTGCCGAGATATTTTAAAAGTTTCAGCCTGTTTGTAGGTATTAAAGTATCTTAGTAATTTACCTACTGAGTCAAATACTCCATATTGCATTTTTCCCATACTAATCCCATCCTCCTATATTATACATCGATAACTCATCATCTTTAGGTGTTGTATTTCTAATAGCGTCAAGTAACTTTTTCTTTGATTCTCTACAGAGGTTATAGCCATAACCCTTATACCGGTATGAGCGCTCCCAAGTAGATATTGGAAAAGGAATTTTGTTGTCTAGTACTAAGCGCTTTTGATGCAAGTGCTCAAAAAAATCTGAGAAACCAAAAGTTTTCAGGTATATTTTTTATATACTTATTCTCCACATTATTCGCAGCATCTGCTATTTTTTCTTTGTCTGTCATGCTATCAACTTATTAGTGTTACTGTTATAAACTCTAAACAACAATTCTTCAGCTTCCTCATTCATGGCATTGCAAATACTTATTGCTTCTTCCATAGATAAGCCTGTAAGTTCTTCGTCGTTATCGTCAAATGCTATTTCGCCAGTAATTACTCTTATTTCAAATGAATTAGCTGATACAAAAGCTTTGGTAGCATCAAGGGCTTGTATACAAATATAGTGTACTGCATCCCAGTATATATAAGACAAAGCGCTTGTATCTTTTAATATATCGATATAAAGCTCTCTCAACTTTTCTGGCTTAAACCATCCATGCTCATCCATTCGTCTATATTCAGCAAGCCATCTACCATACCCATTTGTGGCTTTAAACCTGTTAGCATAAATGGCCACAAATCTGAGAAATTGGTCTGTATAAATGGCTTGTGGAATTTCAACTGTTTTCTTCTTGAGCTGTTTCATGTGCTTAAAGTTTATATATTCTCGCGCGTTCTAGAGCACGCTATTATTCCATTATTATTCAATCATTTATGTACTTAAAGCGCGATATTGCGCGCGAGAATAATGTGAAAATCAATCCTTAGTATGACCCAGTAGACCCGAGTGCTCCATCACCACGCTTGGATGAACGGCTGAAAAGCTCTGACTCAGAAACTTCTTCAAGGCCTTCATACGATACAGGCACAAGAATAAATTGTGCTATTTTCATACCTGGCTTAATGTGGACCTTGGCTTTGCCGACATTAACAACATGTATATGAATTTCACCTTGGTAATCTTCATCTACAATCTTGGCTCCGAGGATAACGATGCTTTCAAATGCTTCTGCTTTCGGTGTTCTACCAGCTCCAAGGCAAGCCCATTTAGAAGTTACAACTCCTGATTTATCAGCTGCCATAAGCATATATCCTTCTGGAATTTCCATCTTAATACCTGATGGTATCAAAACATCAGTTCCTGGATTTACGATAAAGCCTTTGTTATTTCCAAAATTAGGAACGAAAAAATCAATTCCTGCTGCTTTACCAGTCCCGCGAACAGGGGACTTTACATTTCTTATTTTTGCAAATTTCATGGCTACATCATTTTAACAAGTTCCTTAGCTGCTGTTTCTACAGCTCTAGCAAGTCTATGTTCAACTTCTGGACTTATAAGACTGTAAACTCCTTCTTTTTCAAAAGCATCAGCCATGATAGCTCCAATTTTTGAAAGCTTAGGATTAGAAGCGCTAATGCCGTGCTTATCCATAAGTTCTTTATTGTACTCATACTTAATACCTCCTTCTACAGGAATAAGCTTGGCTATTTCTGCATGAGTATTTGACTTTCTGCTCGTAGGAACAGTGATAATAATCTCCTGATTGGTTGTCATGCACATATCTGTGCACATTTCCATTACTTCATTGAAGTTGCGTTTAAACTCTCTTGGAGTTACTGAAATTAAACTTTTCATAATGATGCCAAATTAGCAATTAAGTTCAACATATATGTTTTGTCTTTATCTCTTCTGAGCTTCATCTTATCTTTTAAGGCGAGAGCTACTAGCTGAACACCTATAAGATGATGTTTTGCACGAGGCTCGTCGATTATATCCAATACTACCTCTTTAGATATAATCTCATCATAGCTTTCAGTCTTGTCAATGATAGCATTTATCTTTACTCCATCAATTACAAATGAGTAACACTCGCCTCCTTCATAGTTTTCATTCTCAAAGCCAGATAGGAATTGAAGTTCTTTTAACTTTGCTTCCTGCTCTTCTTTCAAATGAAATACCTTTATATCTATATCCTGTGGATTAGACGGAACTCCGAGCATAGCCAGAGCAGTTGTACCTATTACCATATACTCAATTCTATTTGCATTGCAAAAGTCATTGAGTTTAAAGAGTATTTCTTTCATGTTGATAACTTTTATAATTTTTTGTTTTTATGAAAGTTCTACCTTTAGTACCTACGGCAGCTGTCGGCTTATAAGATACTTTTACTTTTATAGGTAATTTCGATGCACTAATTCGCAGCCAGTATCGTTCTTTATGTAGCGGACTACAACACTCAAAATCTGGAGTGCATTCATCTCTAAATGGATTATGACACGCAATACCTATTTTGCAAAGTAATAGCTGTATAATGCATGAAAATGGATATTGATATAACTTTTTCATATCTGGTTAAAATAAATCGTTGTCACTTTCAATTGGTTTTACAGTCTTTACGTCTCCTGGTTTACGCTTTAATACCCAAAGAGTATTGCGTGAAGCATCCGGGAACATAGGAGCCATGATATTGGCAATGAGGTTTGAGCTATAATACTCTTTAAGAGCATCAAACATTTTCTGCTGCCAATCATTCATCAGTGGCTTATAGTCTTTAGCCGAAGCAAATGTACCGAACTTCTTTACTATGTTGAAATGTTTCAGCAATATGCCTTCAAGCTCCCAATGGTCAAACTCTTGCACATCAACTCCACGGCCATCACCTGAGTCATAAGTATGATTACCAGCTGCTCCTACAGATGGGTCATAGTTCGGAGTTGAAAGGTAATAAGTAGCGTTATTATTGCCACAAGCCTTAAAGTTCTCCAAAAATGCATCTGCATTCTGTTTACCAACATGCTCGAGCACTTCAAAAGCGCAGACTTTGTCAGCATTAAACTTGCTGAAATCCATGCAGTTTTTAACAAGGTCAGCAACATAGAAATGAGCCCAAGGTACATTGGCATACTTCTCAGTTGCTTCTTGAATTGTTTTTTTGCGAATATCGATACCGATATATTCTTTCTGCTTAAACTTGTTTCTGTATAATACCTCAAGCAAGTTAGCAACTCCACAGCCAAAATCAACAATGGACTCGCCAATCTTAGCTTCTTTCAAGATATGAGTCCATCGCAGATAATGTGCAAATTGGTCTCTGTGAAATACATGACGCTCAAACGCCTGGTCTGGTCTGAGGTCTGTTGTGTTATAAACTTTTGCCATAATTATTTTTAATTTTATCTCTAAGTTCTTTATTATTTTTTTGATAGTTTGTTAATAGTCGACACAATGGCGGCAAATAATAAAGCCATATATACTAACAGTAATAGCCCTTGTATACATTCACTATGCACATACATCATAATAAATATAGGCGAAATCATTACACATGCTATCACTGTTGCTATAGGTGCAAGGCATAAACCTATTAAAAAATTTTTAATAAACTGCTTCATGATTATTTGTCATTAAAAATTTCTTTATGTTCTTCTAAGTAGTCATTCATAGAGCCCATATAAGCAATCGCATCAAGAAGATTATCCTCTTTGTGCGCATAAGCCTCACGCGATAACTTAAGAGCTATCATAGCTCTATACATACCAGCAGTTGTTATTTGCTGGTCTTTAGGCGACATCAAGTTATAAAGAGCTGCTGCTCTTTCCATTGATGCCTGGAATGGTCCATATTGACGCTCTTTTTCCTCTGAGCGCTCATTCACAATCTGATTTGCTTGTTCTAATATATTACTCATGATTTAAAACTGTTTATTATTTTATATTTTAACTCTGGATTATTCTCTTTTAACAGTTTAAGTATCTCATCCATTACAGCATCGATTTTAGTTCTGCTTTTAATCTTTTTGCATCAGCACCTCTAAATGTTTGTGCATTTGCCAAGAAGTATCTAACAATATCTCCTGCAGTATCATAAAAATACATAGCATTCGGATCTGAAGTATCAAGTGTTAGCATTGCCTCTAAATAAGGCACTGCGCCAAAATATACATTAAGCCATGTTGACTTTATATCTTTAGCTATTTGCTGAAAGGTTCTTTTCTTGTCCATTTTATTATCTTTATTTAGATATGCAAATATACTAATTTTCTTCGAGAATAGAAAATTTTTTCATTATAAAATGCACTCACTTAACACTTCTTAACTTGGCCAGATTTTATTGCTCTTCTGGATATTCTATTCGCAGTAATTCTTTGCAAAATTGAATAACTTGCTCATAGTTATTATACGCAGTTTGAGTAATAATTCTCCGCTGAAGTATTGTCAGTTTATTTTTAATAATAAACTTATTTATATTAAGAGAGAGAGCTTTATCATTGCATCTTCTTTTGTCTCCTAGCTGAATAGCTAATTGAGCATAATGAATACATTTCTTTATATCTTGCACTCCATTTTTAGCTTTATACCTACTAATATATTTTATAATGCATCCTTGTATAAAAGAGCATCTTAAAGCAGTTATAAGCTCTATTGGTTGCATAGCCATATCTTTATAATGGTTACCACCTATTTGTACATCTGTTGCTTTCATATTTCTACTTTTGTATAATTATTAAAATCACAATAAAGATATTTAGGAATAGGAGTTATAGCCTCATTTATATATTTACATGTAGTTGATCATTTATTTTTCATAACTACCTCATATATTACATTGCGATAACAGAATATATCTCCAACCTTTAGCCTTGATATTTTAATATACTTTTCGCACATGACTATCAGCTATAAATCCGTTTGCCATTCTCATTTCATCCATAAACATAACAGAATTGTAATGCTTAGGAAATTCTTTTATCACCTTAAAGCTTGCTGTTTTATCTTTCACAAAGCTATTATCGCCTACAGGCTCTACATACCCAAGTTTTACAAACTTATAAAGATATGTAGTTTCTGAGTTTCTACCTGGCTCTTTACCAAGCAGAATTTCTTTTGAACTTACTACTTTGCCAACATTATCGTTAACAAATTTTACCATTTCCGGAAATACCGGAGCTTGTTTTCCATTACGTCCCATATTACATAAATTTTTTATATTTGTCAATTTTTGCTTTTATGCTACCCATTAAGGCATTTTGCTTTTTATCTTTTGCTTTAAGTGCTCTGATTACATCTTCATCATGAGTGCCTTGCAATATCAAATGATTTATAACAACATGATTTTGCTGTCCTTGTCGATATAATCGAGCATTAAACTGCTGATATAATTCAAGACTCCATGTTTGCCCAAACCAAACTATTATACTGCCTCCTGCCTGAAGATTAAGTCCATGACCTGCTGATGCTGGATGCGCCAACATAACTTGTATTTTACCAGCATTCCAGTCTTCAATATCTTTATTGTTTTTAAGCTCTCTTGGCTTATATTTTTTAAGGTACTCAACAATTCTATCTCTATCAAACTGATAGGTCCATGCCACAAGTACAGATTGGCCATTTGCATCTTCAATTATCTCCTTAAGAGCTTCAAGCTTAATATCATGAATTGGAAACACATTTCTTTCTTCATCATATATAGCTCCATTAGCAAATTGAAGTAATTTATTTGAAAGGGCAGCGGCATTGACTACGTTTACTTTCACAGGCTTTTCGACAAATACTGAATTACCATTTTCGTCTTCTTGCTCAATCGTTTCAGTAGCACCTATTAAGTCAAACACTTTATTCTTTTCAAAGTCATCGTATTGCTTCTTTAGAGCTTCAGGCATTCTAAGCTTTATATAGTTATCTGTCCTAAACGGCATTTCAAGATAATCATCGGCTTTCATGCTTATGCAAATATCCTCTATTTTCTTATGTATTAGATATTCTGAGTCACTCATCAAATCGTATGAATATACAACATGACCATTTGTTTGGCCTGGCCGAAAATACCTTTCTCTATATCTGGATATTGTCTTTTCAAGGCGCTCGCCTCTATCCATAAGATATATTTGAGGCCACAAATCAATAAGTCCATTTGGAGCAGGTGTACCAGTTAGTCCTACTAACCTTTTAAGATAAGGTCTTGCGCCGCGTAATGCCTTAAAACGCTCTGATTTATAAGACTTAAAACTGCTAAGCTCATCAACTACTACCATATCAAAAGGTAATTTGCCTCCGCCATATAAAGCACAAAGCCATGCGACATTATCTCTTGATATGATATAAATATCAGCTTTTGTTTCCATAACAGCTGCTATTCGCTGTTTAGCAGTACCTATAATCTTAGAAAAGCGCAAATGCTTTAAGTGGTCCCATTTCTCTGCTTCTTCTTGCCAAACTGACTCAGCTACTCGCTTTGGTGCTATGACTAACACCGAGTTAATCTCAAGATAGTCAAACATCAAATAGTTTACAGCCGTCAGTGTTGATACTGTCTTACCCAATCCCATATCAAGAAATACTCCACAAAATGGGTGAGTAATTATATGCTCCGCACAGGCTAATTGGTATTTATGTAAATCTGTTTCTTTCATTTGCTTAATACAATATCATCTACAAAGTTTATTACGCTTTCTACTGTATCTATTACTTCAACTCTAAAGCCCAAAGCTCTAAGCTTATTGTGCATATATGCCTGTATGCACTTAGGCTTTCGTCCAGTTGTTTTTAATTCCACAAAAACTATTTTATGGCCCGGAAATAAGCACATTCTATCCGGTAAGCCTATAAGTTGGTCGCATAGCAGCTTTATACACATACCACCGTTTATTTTAACAAGCTCAACCAATTTGCGTTCTATAACTTTTTCGCTATCTATTTGTTTCATTGCTGTTCATGTGTGCGTCTTAATAGATTTAACAGTTTTTCTATATTTTCTTCTGTAATATAGTCAGCCATTGAATGTAATTCTTTAGTATTTTCTTTTGCTATAAAACTAGGCAATAGCGCAAAAAATATTAGTGCGAAGGAAGATAATACAATATTGAAAGCATCACCAGCCTTACCATACTCACATAAATTTAGCATATATTCGCGAATTTCACTAACTGAATAGAAAAATATATCTTTTTTCATAATCTAGCCATATAAATGTTATACTCACACTTATCTAAATTAAATTCTAATCTGTCAACACAAAACATTTGGCCATTGTATATAACAGTTGTTTTGACAGACGGAATATGCTCTATGTTTTTTGTAACAAGGAGCACGGAATTACGGTAATTTCCATATTGCATTTTATAAAAATTTGCTATCATAATAAGCTATCTTTACGTTTATAGTATTTCTGTTTACCATATAAAGGAAAGTTCTTAGTGGATGCTATAGCTTCCCATTCAGGCAATGACCTAAGAATTTCATTAACCTCTCTGGTATTATATCTTGACATTTCTGTCTTATCTTTGCCAAGGCACTCACACCATACTTCAGCAATGCAGACAAAGTCTTTTTGTGCTGTACCATTTTTAGACAATGGGTCTTCAAGCCAACGTCTTCTGTCATACAGGTCCATTTTGTCCCAATCATCTGGAAATTTAGTATTAAGATATTCTTCAATAATACCTTTTCGTTCATCTGCCTCTGAGTGTTTATGTTGCTCAATCTTAGCAATTATATCTTCATCACCAACGAGGTATAAAGGTTCTTTTGCTAAATATAACTGATATGCTTCAGCCCATATTTGATTTACTTCATCTTGTATAAGGTCATCATTTACAGACTTTGTAGCATATTCTGGCCTTACGTCTATAGGCATAAATCGCCTATTTCCTGTCGGGTCTCGTAAGAAATCTTTGTTATTAGTAGTACCAAAAAATACACATTGCCTTTTATATGTTTCTACTGTTCTACCATACGCCGGCCTGAACATATCTTCTCTTTTTGATATGTAGTGCTTGATTGACTCTACTTCTGCTTTCTTAAGGCCTGAAAGCTCTGCCATTTCAATCAGCCACGCCCCTTGTATCTGCTCAAATGACTCCTTGCCCTGTACAGTCGTGAATGTATCTGAGAACCATTCCATGCCGAGCTTTTTAACGAAAGTACTTTTATATGTTCCTTGTTCTCCGACAAGTATAAGCGCTGTGTCGAACTTAATACCTGGCTCGAATACCCTCGCAACAGCCGCCACCAACGTCTTCCTAATGGCGGCTCTAGTATAAGCGTTATCTTCTGCTCCAAAATAATCAATCAATAATGTATTAACTCTCGGTATGCCATCCCACTTTTGAGCACATATATACTCTCTTATCGGATGGAACTTTTTCTTTTCAAATTCAAGCGCAAGCGCGTCGTCCACTTTTTGACTTGACACAATGCCGTAAACACACTCAATGTAATTACGAACACCAGAATAATCAACATCACGAAGAGGCTCCACAGTATCGACTTTACGCCATGGTAACGAACGTGTAACATATCTTTTATTATCAAAAATGTTTAGCTTAAATACATCTTTTAAGAATTGGTCATGCTGAATTATTATATTCAAGTTATTGGCAGAATTATCATAATCGCCTTTTGTATTAACGTCAAGCTCTTCTGTCCATGAAGTATCATATTCTTCAGGAACTTCTGCTTTTGCTTCTTCTGCAAACTCGAATTTAGCTTCAGCAAACTTTTCTTCAGCAATATGCTTTTTTGTTGTAGAGTCCTTAGAGGCAAATTCTTCCATTGCCTTAAAGCTCTTTTTATCTTTGTCTTCTTTTTCTTTGCCTGTATCTAAATGGCCAAATTTATGTATGCGAACTAAGTCAAATGCATTACATAGTCTACCTCCAGCAGGGTCTGTTCCATGATGAGAATATGCAAATTTATCATCATAGACTATTAAGCCCGCAGCTGTAGAGCCATTTATATACGTATATCGCCCTTCTCCAGCTGGTGTATATACATCTGAAAGAAAAGTCTCAATAGTTTCTTGTATAGTATAAGTACGACAGAAAACACCAATTATGCCTTTTTTATCTTCTGGGTCCTCTTGCTTTTTGATAGCTTGCATTATTACATCTGTGCTATCTGTAGCGGTTGGCCATTCACTCGTATCATGCCAATCATTATATAGCCCAAGAATATAATCAGCTTTGAGGAAAGGTCCGTCTTGAAATTCAAAGTAGTACTCCATATCTGATGATACAGACGGCCAGAACATAAGTCTATTTACATCAAAAGTTGACTGGTCAAACAAATCAATGTTTAGGTCTCCAGCGACTTTTCGAGCAATAGCTTGATATTCTTCTTGTGATACTTCTCTATCAAGTGGAATTATCAATCTGTGTCGTGGCTTTTCAGGACATGACTTATGGGTTGAATGAATAACCGCAGCACAATCAAATAGCATTGTAAAGTCCCACCAAAAGTTTTCATGAGAAAAGTCAATATCCAATGTAATTAACCGGCGGTAAAGTACATTTGTTTTATCACGCCTACCATTTGTAAGAAATCCGCCTACAAATCCGCCTACGTCTTTTATCTTACTTTGCTCTTCTTTTGTGGCACTCATAAACCGCTTATATGTTTCAGCGGTTACTACAGGAGTAGCTAGCTTTTGAACTAAATTGCTCCAAGTAGTTTTGGTATTTTTCCATACTTTACTTGAAACGTTTAGTCCAACTGCTATGCTCAAATTTTCATCGTATTTCAATTTATCTACTTGCATAATATGCGTAAACAATATATAAACACAACCAAATCATATTTTTAATCTTTTAAGTAGAATGACGTTGTATATCCATCTGCTCTTAGTGGAAGGTCTGATGCCCATTCAGGAGGAGTACCCATAATGCTTGCCATTTCTTCATAGTATGCTTGAGCATTCTCTTCTGGGACTTCACACAAAACCTCATCGTGTATATGGCACACAGGATGATAGTCATTAGCCTCAAGATTTAACATAGAATTGCCAAGTAAATCTCTTGAAATAGCCTGTACAATGTTCTCTGTTAATTTACCTCCATACGTATCAATTTCACCCCATTGCTTAGTTTCTTGCACAACTCCTTGGTAACATAATACTCGAGTTGGCATTGTAGAACGGCCTATCTTCTTATCTTTGAATTTAGGTCCATAGTAGAATAGCTTTCTGCCAGATGGCAATTGTATTGTCATAAACTCACCATTACAGTCGAAAATTATATTTCTACATGTGCATGATACTGGTCTTTGGTATCTGACAGCCTCTTTCGATGCTTCGTCTATTTCTTTCCACATATCTACAATTGCAGGGTTTGCCGAGCGCCATTTACGCACCAGGCTCATCATTTCAGTATCTGATAAGCCCATACGTTCACCACCCATTCGCTTAAGTGCTCCTAATGAGCCCTCATAACCGAGCGCAAGCTCTGAAATCTTTGATTTGTCGCGAAGTACTGAGCCTTTTGTAATAGCAGATATTGGCACATTAAACATCTTTGCTCCTGTAGCTTCATAGATTTTACCGTCTCCGTGGAATACGTCCATTCGCCATTTTTCATTTGCAAGCCAAGATATAACGCGTGCCTCAATGGCTGAGAAGTCTGCAACACTAAATACTTTACCAGGCGATGCTATAAGAGCTGTTCTTACTAACTGAGACAAAATATCTGCAACATCATCATACATCATCTCAACTGACTCCCAATCACGTGCTCTAATCATTTCACGTGGTACTTCTATATGTGATATATGATTTTTTGATAAGTTCTGCAACTGCAATAGCCTACCTGCCCATCGTCCAGTTCTATTTGCACCATAGAATTGAAATGTACCACGGACTCTATGGTCTTTCATGGCACAATTAAGCATAGCATAATACTTCTTAATAGACGTTTTTGAGAGCTTTTTGCGTATATTAAGCAACTCAATAACATCTGGATAATCTGCAAACTCTTTCATTAAATCAGGCATTGTTTCCTTTGAAAGTGACATAACAACACATCCTGTTGTCTTTTCAATCCATTGCCTAATTTGAACAGGCGAGTTTGGATTTTCAAGCCCTGTTAGCTGTTGAGCATGTTGCGTTAAGATAGAAGTATATGTGTTATCTACTGCGATAGCAGACTCTGCTAATTCCATATCAACCAAAATACCTCTATCATTTATATTCTGGTCAAGCACATACATCTTGTGCTCAATATCAGGAATGATATATGCCTCTAATCTCTTAAATATCTCACGCTCTGCAAGTACGTCATACTTGTTATATTCCTTATACATTTCCCACTTTTCATGAGCATGTTCAGGATAATTCCGAGTACGCATGCCATTAACTCGAGTTGCTTTGCATGGGCATGAGAAGTATTTAATAAGCGCTTTACCAGTATCTAGCTTTTTATCTGTAAGATTAAGAGCCTTTGATACTCCATCCAAAGAAAGTGGTAAACCGCAATACGCAGCTTTTACAGAGGTACAATACCACTGTTCTGCTGGAACATTATATCCTATACGCTTAAAGCTCAAGCGCTCAAATACTGCATTATGTGCCACTTTTACACAATCCGGGTCAAGTAGAGCTTCTTCAAACTCTTTAGGCATTTCTTCACCTTGAGCCAAATCTACTATCTTTACCGGGCTATCATCTAAAGCATATCCTATTATAAGAATTTCAAAGTCTGGTGACTCAATATACTTATAAGCTCCAGACTCTTTAATATCTACAGATGAATATGTTTCAACGTCTATAAAAAGATTTTTTGCCATTATATTTCATTTATGTATTATAATAGGAGTATAGGCGGGACTCGAACCCGCATAACAGGCAACAAATCAATGCTACTCTGTGGTTTTACCATTAAACTACTATACTCATTAATGCAGAGAGGAAATTACATCATATCGTCATCCTGAACAGCATTATCTCCACCGAAATCTTCTTCAGCTGTTGAGCCACCAGCCAACATCTCTCCATCTTCGAGCTTCTGGAGATTGTTCAATCCGGCAGCGATGCCTTTAGAATTTACATTAAAGGCATAGAAGTTGATTGAAGCACGGCCATAACAACCTGAATAGAACTCGTCTCTGCTCATGATTGGATTGAGTGAGCGGTCCACAATGCTCGGCTGACGCATTGAGTTTGCATTGATGAAATAGTGGTCCCCAAATGCTGGGTCATCCGGACGTTCTTCATCGCCATCGCGTAGAGGCAATTTGAGGTTTGCTGGAATACGGCCATTCTTATCTGCGAGTTTTGCCTTACCTGCTTCCTTTGCAGCTTCTATGGCTTTCTTGATTTTGTCAATAGTAGCCGTATCGCTCTTAGGAATAAGAATGCAGATATTATACTTAGGAGTATCGCCCTCATTCATAGCTGTGGGCTCGAATACGTTTACATAGCAAAATCTTACTTTGCCAGTTATAACCTTGGTTGAATTTACTTGATTACTCATTGTCTTTTAATTTAAGTTGTTATTATTCTTCATATATAATCTCTAAACCATAAGCTTTTGCAGCCTCATGCTCAATTTTGCATCCACGTGCATTCTCCCACCCTTTACAGAAATAAGCGACATGACATAAACTCATATTTTCAAGAGATTTGGCAAGAAAGCAAAGCGGAATTTGCACCACACCTCTTTTGGTCATTTTCTCTTTACTATACCATTCATCGGTAAATAAAGTATTAATAACCTTATAACCTTTCTCTTTAAGAAGCCTAATAGCTTTCTCCCTTGTAGCTATAATCTCTTCTTCAGTTTTACCAGCCATAGGCTGAGATAACATTGCTTTTTTCATATTTCTTATTTTATTTCTATAATTGCCCAATCTGGCAAATATTCGTGATTATTACAGCTCATCTTCTTTTATGTATTTATTATAAAAGTACTTAGCAATCCAGCCTATTATGATACCTATTGTCCCAATAAGCAACGACATAAGTGTATCACCGAATCCCGCGAACTTAAGATAAAGTCCAATACCAATAGCAATAATAGTCACTATCAGCCAAAAAATCTGTTTCTTTGTCATAACTATTAATTTTTAAAATCTAATTGTGCTTGAGCATATCCCATTGCTGGTCTCTTGTCTTCAAGCGGTACAAGAGTAGGTTTGCCTTGTGGCTTGATAACCACATCTGAGAGTATTTCCTCAAAACGCTTTTTGCCTACTAACTTCTCAATAGAAGTAATTGGCTTAAGCTTCATATTGAAAATCTCATCTTCTGAAAGTTCAGGGCAACGCGCAAAAATTGCATTAGAAGCTTGGTCTTCGTCAACCCATTTGCGTCGACTAATTCCTTCAACTAATTTAAGCCCCGGCCATTGCTTATTCTCGTTAACCGCTTTAGTTTGTGCATATTCTGTTATTGAATTAGCCCATTCTATAAGCTTAGGCACACGCTTAACTATATCAGCAATCTCATCATCGGTTAGCAACTCTGGGTCTGCAAATTCATGTTGTGCAATTTCGAGCTGTTGCTCATAAAGCTTACGACATTGATTACGCACAGCACAAAATCTACACCAATCTCCGGCATTAAGTTCTCCTTTACCTTCAAATGCAAGTTCAGCTCTTGGTCTAAGCTCCTCTTCTGCCCATTTACGGAGTTCTTCGACAGATATTTGCCAACTTGATATATTGTTAATGCGAGGCTGTATAATAGTCAATTGCACTTCCGTTATATCATACATTGTATCATATTTCTGCAAAGCTCCAAGCCCATAAAGCATAAGTTGCTTATTCCATTCAGCATATACTGGAACACCTTTTCCATATTTTAAGTCAATAACTTCCATAAGGTTGTCATTGATAACAACACAGTCAGCTGTTCCAAAGCTTTCAGGCACATATTCTGTCAAATCGAGTTTCTGCTCAATTTCCATGACAGCTAACGGATTTTCAGTTTTTGCTTCAGCTAATTGTTCTGAGCAATAATCCGTATAGATAGGTACAACTTCAAGCATTTCCTCACTGAACAAGTCATTTGCCATTATCTCTTCGAGCCTTTGGTCAAAGTCTTGCTCACTAATGCTGTTAAGTGTATCTTTTCTCAGGTAAAGCTCTGAGAGCTCATGAGCTAATGTACCTTCTTCTGCATATACTGAAGACTTCTTTTCTCCGTATTCATCTTCAAGCTTAGCAGATGGAGTACAATTCAGCCATCTTCCTGCTCCAGAAGCCGAGAGGAGTGCATGACTCCTCTGACTATGTTTCTGTGGTTTAGTACTACTTGTCGTTTGAGCCATATTCTTTTATCAATTTTGCCAAATAACAGCATTGAATAGCATACTGAGCATAAAGCTTTGGATTTTCTCTGCGAAACTTCTGAGCTGCTTTTTGCAATTTCTTTGTACTCGACATAATTACAGTGACTCTAAGAAGTTATACATTTCATCATACTTAGCCGGGTCAAGCTTTGTTACACTCGGAGCCCCAAGTTCATTGAGTTTTTGCTTGATTACGTCGCGATGCTCATTGACCTTCTTTGCAAGCATTCCGCGAACATCCTCAATGCTCTTAGAGGCAGAAGAAGCAGCCGGAGCAGCAGGTGCTGAAGGAGCAGGCTCGGCAGCGCTCTGAGTCTGGGCAGGTGCCGCAGACTGAGGAGTAGGTTTTGCGGGAGCTGGCTTTGCTAGCGCAGCAGGAGCAGGTTTAGAAACTGAAGCGGCTACTTGAGCTCCACTTGGAACTCCTGCTGCAAACAATGAAGTTAAAAACTTCTGCGTATTTTCAGACAGGTTTACGCTAACCTCAACAGAAATTTTAATGGTTTCCATTTTCGTAATTTTTAATGAAGTTATCTAAATAGTTAATAAACTCGTTTACTGTCATATCTGGTACGTTTGAGAGTTTTTGGTGGATAAGCTCATTATTCTTATATATAGATACGTACACGCCTTTATAATTCAGCTTTACTTTATATTCGCCTTTCAGCATTGTTAGGCATCCATCTTCAGATGAACCTTTCCAAGTATTTGCTGAAAACAAATCAGTTACTAACACGCCAATATGATTGGCCAGTCGCTCTAACTGTATAACATCCAAATTGGCTTCACCCTTTAACACACGGTCAAATGCCTGTTTCGGATATTTAACAGTAGGAAATAACACCTTCGCTAAATCTTCCGTATTTAGCTTGTAGTGCTCAATTACATTACCTATATTAAATTGTTCCATATTTTGGTGAATTTTATTATCTTATTTTCGATATGCAAATATACAAACTATTCTCGAAAGAAAAAAATTTTTCCATTATTTTTTGAGAATTTATTTGTTAAAAATAATTAAACAGCAATTTTAGTGCGGCTTTGAAATTGCTGTAAACAAAGAAACAATAAAAACAATGCCCCTATATATTTCAAACTTAATTTCTTAATTTCCGATTAACATTAATGTTAATAAGAAATATCGGTTTTTAATACGAAAAGATTTAATGAAATTATTGTTTCTTTGTTTACAGTATATATAAGTAATTAATTTTGAGCACTTTAGGCGTAAACAATGACTTGTTTATATTGTTTCTATTATTTACCGCTTTATGAAGTATTTTGCACACAGCCATATAATTACTAAGGCTATGGCAGTTATCAGGTATTCACCAATATTAATTTTTATCTTTTGCCATTTAGTAAACTGAGCTTCTACAGGGTATGCAACTTGAATTGTATCAACTTTTTCTCGCCAGAGAGTATCATGCTTTTCTATGTATTTATACAAGTATTTATATTTACTGAGATACACGGTATCGCCTTTGTGCTCTACATAGATTGAATCTCTATGATATATGCTATCAATTTTGGTCTGAGATAAGTAAGTAGTATCTCTTTTCGTTGTTTCCACGGGCACATATTGAATTGACTTACAGCCATATAATATAGTGGCTAAAAATATAAGTGTAATTATTCTCGCTAATTCTCGCATAATCTTTGAGTTTTATTTGTTATTATTCATATTTAATATAAAAACCATTCTCGCAATAATTTCTTATATACGAGAATGGTTTTTATGTGCTTCAGAGGTCTTTATACTCGTACTTAGCATCAAAGCTGGGGCATGCCTTAGCTGCAAATTCTCTGTGTCCGTGAATAGTAGCATTTGGGTATTTTACCTTTAAGCTTTTCAGCAATTCGAGTAAAGATTGCTTTTGAGCCTCAGTGCGTGTATCTTTAGGAGTTTTACCGTCTTTAGCAACGCCTCCTACATAGCATACTCCTATAGAATTTGCATTTTGACCTGAGCAGTGGGCTCCAATTACACTTTCATCTCTGCCTTTATGAACAGAGCCATCGAGCTCAACCACATAGTGATAACCAATATCTTTCCAATGATTACCATTCACATGCCAATCTCGTATGGTCTCAGTTTTAACATCTCGTCCTTCAGGAGTAGCAGAGCAATGGACTATGATTTTATTTATCTTTCTCATTTCTTTTTATCGTTTAAGGTGATTATTTTTGTTATTTCATTAAGTATTTCGTGGCCTTGCTCTGCAGTGGCTGCTTGCACAATCTTCTTTACTATATCAGGTACATCTGCAGCATGAGCCTTTTTGCGTTTACTATTTTCCACAACAGATTTACCTTCAATATAGATTACAGCTATAGTGCATAGAATTGTGGCAAATGGAATTATATAGAATGATAATAAGCTTCCAAGTATATCAAACATAAGAGCAAAAAGCATCAGCCTTACATAATCGCCGATTTTTGTAATTGTTCTACGAAATCCATGCGACACCAACGCTTGGCCAAGTGCTTTTGCTGTTGTTGTTCCACTCCAAAAGTCTACGATACTGCTTAGTATCATGAAAATCCAGCAGATTAAAATAATGCCAACTCTAATAGCTATGAAAAACATTAGTCCATCAAAGTTCTTTGCTTCAATCAGTTCTAACATACTATACGAATTTTTCCCAGTCCAACTTGATTGCTTTCTACTATTACATCCTCTTCATCTTCGTGCTCCTTATCATGGTCGCACGTATGATGCTTTACTATGATACATTTTAATCTGTGTCCCATAACTTTTAGCTTTCAAATTTTTTGATGAAATTCTCCATCATTTCCTGCTGCTTTTTCATGAGTTCTTTCATTTCACCGATAGAACCTTCAATCTTGCCAAAGCGCTGCTCTGTTTCTTGCTTTTCCTTATACATAGGATTAAGTTCTGCGAGTAATGAAGGAGCTTTGTCAATGATGTTTTGAGCTTTAGAAGCAGAAGCCAAAACCTGTTCAGCATTTGCCTTTTGAGCTTCAACTTCGCTCGTCAATCCAGATTTTTCTGTTGACAGAACAAGATGCCCGGCATAGGTAACTGAATGGCTTTCAGGAATAGCGTAAGTTGCCATTTTTCCATTGGCCTCTATAGTAACATCTACTACCATCTCTGTTTTGCCAGTCTTCTGGTTCATTTCTAATCGAGGAAACGATACCTGAGTGGCTTTGCCTTGAATAAGGCTAAATTCCTGTGTATCAAGAATGTATACAGGATAATTCTGCTTTATATCTTTGAATAACAACATATAGCTTATCTTTTTGAATTGTTAATAAAAAAGAGAGCACTCAGAGAAGTATAAAACTTCCCTAAGTACCCTCAATTAATTAGACTGCTGGTTCAGCTGGAATAGAAACGCTCAATGAGCTATTGATAGCATAGCAGTTGGATTTTCCACATACTATCTTAATAAGTCCTTGAGTCATTCCAAGCTGGTTGATAGTAACAGATGTAGGAAGTGTCGTTCTACCTTGGAATGCAACCGCAAACCGTTCATTGATTACCTGTGTCTCAGCTTGGCATTTGCAAGCATTTGGAGTAGTAATCGTGATTGTTGCTACAATAGGCACGAATACTGTAGTTCCGTTAAGAACAGGCGTTTCATTCCTGTAAGTAACAGTCGCAAACGGTTGATTTGTAGAAGTTGCACAAACACAACGACACAATTTCTCCTTAAATGTGGCCAAGAACGAAACTTGATTTGCCACAGGAGCAGCGGCTAAGCCTACTGGCGATAATGTAATCATAATCTTTACAGTTTAATGGTTAAACATTACTGGCCACAGCCGCATCCGCAGCTATTACCACCACAGCCGCATCCGCCGTTTATGAGACGAGCGAAATAGTTGTTCTGGCGCTCCTGAGAAAGCTCGAACTTAAGGTCCTGAATTTTCAGAGCCTGTTCGTCCTTCCAGTGGTTGTTCAGAGTGTCGATGATACGCTGAGTGTTGTCCTGACCAGCACGAAGAATATCGCACTTATCCTGCTGAGCCTGGAAAGCAGTAGCTGAGAAACCTTGTGTAATTGCAAAGCCAAGATCACGCTGGCCATTGCGGAGTTCGCTAGTCTGCTGACAAGTCTGGAGCTGAACATCTGCGCGGAAATCGGTAATCTGGCGCTGAGTCTGGCAGCAGCAATTCTGTAGAGCCTGGATAACATTGCAGTCACCGAGGTTAACAGCATTGATAACGCGCTCAGCAGAGAAGCCAACCTGGCCAGCGACTTGCTGAATAGCAGCCTGAACATCGCAGCAGCACTTCTGAAGAGTGTTGAAGTCAATGTTAAGAGTCTATGCCAACTGGCTAAGAGCAAAGCCATTGCCCTGAATAGCAGACTTAATACAATCAGCATTCTGATTGTCCTGCAACTGAGTGCGGATAGCATTAAGCTGAGCCTGAGTTTCGATACCCTGGGTAGCAGTACCTGCGTCATCCCCACCAAAGCCAAAGCCTCCATTGCGGAGCAGAGCCATGAACATGAGATAAGCAAACGGATTGTTCATCCAGTTGTTCATACCTCCACCCGCCATGGCGGCCATCGGCCATAGGGGCCCCAATCGTCTCTGTGGTTATTACCTGCCAGAATGGCTGCTGCGAGCGCGTTGTCGTTGTTATCGCGGTCGCAATAATAAATTTTTTCTGTAACTTCTTCCATAATTTTGAAGAATTTAGAAAGTTGTTAAACAATAAAAGTTAATTATCACCATATAATCTTGCAAGAATTATATCTCCATTTATGCATCTGCCCCAATAGCATCTACCCATTTAGTTCCTGTCCACCAAATAGGTTTTTTAATGCTTGTATCATAATATAAAAAGCCGCTATCAGTTTCTAATAACTCTTTTGGTCTATTTGGTTTAGTGCCTCTACTTAACGAAGCAGTAAATCCATTACTATCTAACCAATGATTATTAGACTTCCAAATTGGTTTTCTAATAGTCTCATCATAGAAAATTGTTCCATTTTTTACAAAAGATGGTCTACTAGAACTTATACCGTACAATGCACTACTTTCATTACTAATAATAACTTGCTCATCACTAAAATCATTATTATTTGAATGTTCCACATTTGTAGTTGGTAAATAACACCAGTAAAATGATATAAAATTAGCTCCTGATGCAGAGTTAGCAATAGTGGAAACGCCAATAAATTTTGAGTCTTCTACAATAGTTTTTGGGACATTGTTAAGTACAATGGGTGAATATTTATTAGTAAATGTAGTACCTTTTATATAAACTTCTTTTACATTTTTCATATTTAGAGATTCGATAATCTCTCTAAATATATTTAATTTTGAAGATTTTTCTGTAGTATCAATTAAGTAAAAAGCAGTGCAATTAATAAAATTATTATGTATTAAATTAGCCTCTTTAAAAGACTTAATGTTAAAATTAAATTTTTTCATATTACCTACTCTTACTATATTATTAGCAGCTGTTATAATATCAGAATTTAATGATATTGAGCCATAGCTTCCAGTAACTTTCTCTATATTAAATAGGTTATTGCAAACAGTGCACGAACTTTCTATATCTAAATAATTTTTAGAAATAGAAAGCAATACTGAGCTATTTCCAAGAATATTAAACACATTATCGCTAATATTTATATTAATCCCACCTGTAGATGTTATTATATTAAAAGTATTTACTACATTAAATATATTGTTGACTACTGTTACATTTTCTACGCTATCAATAACCGTAGTTGTATTTAAAATAGGCAATGATGTATCGTAATTTTGCAATAAGCTATTATTTTTAAAAACTATATCTTTAGATAGTTCTATTGAAATATTTTTAATAATATTTTTTGATGTATTGTATAAAGTATTGCCTATTACCTCTACATTATCGCACTTAATAACTCTAAGTGCACTCGCATTAGTATTTCCATTCTCAGTATCAAACTTCATGACGTTATTAGAAACAACAACATCGCTTGCTTGAATTTTTATACACCCTCTTATTGAACCAATTTTTTCAAATAAATTATTATCAATTTTGGAATATACAGAAGAGAATGCACTACTATCATTATACGGAAAAATATTTTCTCCTAAAGAAGTTTTGTTATCTACAAGAAAATGCACTATATCAACATTTTTTATATCACTATTTCCTATACCTATAAATTTATTATCAGATATAATTGTATTTGTAATCTCATGTATTAATATTGAATTAAAGTACGCCTGGTTAGATTTTGCTATAAAGTTATAAAAAGTGCAATTTGATATTTTTAAATTATTTTTCCATATACCTCTCATATTTTTATTACTTTCTATCTGGGAGCAGTTATTAGACTTATCTACATCATAGTCTTTAAAGATGCAACTATCTATTATAATATTGCTCCCATTTACATAAAGAGCACCATCCAATGTATTATTTATAAATTTACAGTTATCTGATAACGTTATTGATATTATATTTTTAAAAGTAAATCCTTTTATAACAACATTAGAACTACACATTATTTGTCCATTTGAAATACTCCCACCATTAAATTTTAATATAGAATATTCAGGTATAGTAATCGTTTGTCCATGCAAATCAAAATCATATCTAATTTCATATATATAATTAGATATGTTAATCATTTCTTGCGTTAGAATATTTTTATTGTCTATAACATTCTTTCTAAGTATTTTATATCCTTTACCGCTAAAATTTAATTCATTATAAATTCTATTCGCAAATTTCAAAACGTTTGTATCTCCACCAGTTGAATATAAATCCTCATCATCTGCCATATTATTTATAATGCCACCGCCACTTGCATTTATTAAATCAAGCGTTGATTTAGATAGCATTTCAGGAGTAACGCGCTGAGAATTAAAATTATATATAGCATCTTGTTCTTCTTTATTTATAGCTTTTATTGCTTCATCACGAGCAGCATCAACTTCTTCCTTTTGATTATCTACTTTATCACTAAGTTCTTGAACTTTTTTATTTACTTCTGATAGTAGCTTATCAGAAATTTCTTTCACAAGTTCTGTTACTTTGCTATTATTAGGCAAACCTGTATCAATAGCATTCCATTTTGTCCCATCCCATTTAAATATCTTTACATTATCTATTTCATTAATATAAAAGCCACTAAAATTTGAATATTGCCCACTTGTAAATGCAAAATAAAATACTGGGCCGTCAGGCATACCAGGATTAGTAGTTGGTATAGCTATACCAACAAACGTAGCATTTTCTCCAACAGAGCTTATGATATTATTTAGGGTATTTTGTAATAACTGCCCTGTAATTTCCTGATTGCCGTTTGTCTTAATTATATTAGCAATAGCTTTTTTTAATACTGACCAACTTGCCATAATTATATGATTGAAAAAGTTATTATTTTTGTTAATGTAAATACTCGTCATGCTAAATTAGCAGCATTAAGTAAAGCAGCATCATCTTCACTAAGATTTATTTCATGGCTTTTAGATGGTATGATTCCACTCTGCTTAAATTCTCTATACACTCCATGTAAAAATTTATCTGCTTGGTTGCCTTGTTGTCTTAATTTTTCTTCCATGATTAGCTAATTCTATAATCGTTATTGTAATCATTATTAAAATCACCTCCCGCCAATTTAGGCTCATACCCGCCTATATTAGCTATAACAGTATCAGTTTCAAATTCACATTCAACTGCAGCTAAATCTCCTTGGTCTTCCCATTCAGGCTTCATACTAAATGTTGTCAAATCGTAAGTCTGCAGTTTACTTGTAATTTGTTTGCTTTCACATAGCCTTACAATCCTAAGAGCATCACATAGATATTCTGGAGCAACAAACGTAAACTTATAAATTTTTTTGCTTACCTGGCTTTCAATAAAAGTATAACCCATTCGCTCTGTGGCTTCTTCCTCAAAGTCATATTCAGGTTTACCGATTTGTGTATTCAAGTAGCACCTAAATTTGAAATTGTCAGAAAAATCTACTATACCATTTTTAAGCTCAAAGTTATAAGAATTACTATACTCTATAAGCAGATAATCATCTACCTTATTACATACCGTAAATACATCAGAGTATATAGTTCCCAAGCCAGATATAGATATTGCTAAGTAATATTGGCCTTCATGCACAATTCCTATAATAGGAAGAGTGCCAGGATATTTAAGAAGCTTGAAACCAGTATATGACTTGATAGTCAGGCCATTTTCTTTCATGCTTGTTGTTATAGTGGTATATATCCCTGTATTGAAATTATATAATCTCACCCAGTTTATAGCTGTTCCACTAGCAAGAACTACTTGAAAAGGCAATAACATATTCCTATAGGTTATTAGCGGATAAACCTGGCCAAAAGCATAATCTTTACGATGATTTTGCAGTGCAAGATTATCGTAAAAAGGCAATGGCGATATGTTATTATTCACTAACTTCATGTTGCTAATTTACAAATAAAAACCGATATAAGAAAATTTCTTAATAATTTTTAACATGCAATTTTATTGAGGCACATAAAGTAATCTTACTTTAGCATGGCGAGTATTTACATTGACAGAAATCTCATCTATTTTTCCATTCCCTATAGTAGTTTTAATTAGCTTAAGTTCATTCAAATCTTCTTCTATAGGAAACTCTATAGTATGCTTCATGCACATTTTTATGTCATTCGCATATAAATCTCCAAGCACATTACAGTCAAGATTTGATGCAGGCATATCATACATATAAAAGCGCACAAGATATGCCCAAGCTGCATAGAAATTCTGAATTACAGCATTATATGTATCACCGTTTTCATCTATCAACTGTATTTCAATTATAGGCAATTCTAAAGAGGAACCGTTTTTAATTGGGCATAATAGTGCAAAGCCATCGTCTGAGAAATTAGATGGGTTAAATAGCATATAATCAACATCGGATGAAAACTGGCTTATGTTTATTTCTTCTGTTTTATCCTTTTGCACATAGTTAGATTTAACATCTATTGTTACTCCACCGAACAAATCAGTTACATCGTCCATCCAACCAAATTCGTATCGCTGATTTAGGTCTGTTTTATCATATTCTACTTCTGATTGAAAATATGATGATAGCTTTTTGTTAAATTGGTCTACAAGCTTAGTAAAATCAAGCTGAATACTTGTATTATAAGAATATGAGCCTCCTCTCATAAAGAAACTTATATGTTCAATCTTAAACTTGTTATCTTCTATATACCAATAACATCTAAAACAGTCACGAAGCATTTTCATTACATCTTCTAGTGATACTTCTGCCTTTTGAGCGGGCTGGTCATATTCACCTTTAAGTATATTTGTTTTTTGTGTTATGTGTACATAAAATCTTGCCATTGACATTGGTGTAGTGGCATCATACAAAAAGCGACTATATTCAGCAGTTGCTTCATGCTGAAGAGTAGGGTCTATTTCTTTAAGTAAAGCCTTTATTGCTGCTGCTATAGAATAACTATCCCTAAGAGTATATTGCTTTCTTAATCTCTGCTCAAATAAAGAATAATAGCTATCATATACATACCACAATGAAGCATTAGCCCAAGAATTTCTACTAATAGGTAAAGGCCTACCTATACCAGTACTACTAGGAATAAACTCATTAGTGAAATACTGACCATAGTCATTCAAACCATATCTTGTAGGCTTATCTACTGCTCTAGAAGTACAGAAAAACATTCCGCCTGTTAGCCCAATACACTTCTTATAATTCCTATTATCTGTGACAAAGTCATCAGATGGCAAATCGTATGTGTTCTTTATACCTTCAGAGTCTTCTACAGAATCTACATCGCAGAGCAGGCGTCTATAGATATGATATACGAAAGGACTTTCTATAATAAACGTATCGTCTGGATTATTTACATTTACCATTTTAACATCATCGCGCAATATGTATTTATTGTCAGGGTCACTAACATCCCATTTCTTTTCTGACTGATATAGCAGCAAGTTATCTGAATTTCTATATAACCGTACTCTATATGGCGTAGAGCTTTCATCTACTAATTCCATTTTGCACGTGTAGCCTGGATTCCATTTACTCCAATATCCGTTTGTTCCAGCATATACTCCATTAACATCAGAAATGCTAGCATTTCTTATATAAAACTCATTTCCTGCTTTTATATAAGAAAAATAATATTTGTTTATCAAGTCGTTATGATTGTCAATTGCTTCATTTACATCACTTTCCCAGTATATACCTCCGAAAAAATTAGATATTGAATTAGAACCTTTAACATAAACCTGCATTAAAGAGCGTTTATGCAGGTTTATTCTCGATATAGCTGGAGCAAGTTTTATAAGGTCATAAGTATTTTCATACTTGTTAACCACATCATTATATTCATCAAGGGCTGTTGTTTTAAGTTCACATGACTTTTTTTCATAATCAAGTTTGCAATCTGTTTTATTAAATTCGCCTTTATAATATTCCACCCATTTGCCAGAAGTCCTATTGTATTTATCTATAATAAATATCATCTGGTCTTCTAGACCTGAATTGCGCACAAGCTCGTAATCACTCCCAAACAGATTTATTTTACCATCAAGTGAAATACGGAAAAATTCTTGCCCACTTTCTTTAGCATATTTCTTATTAAGCTCTTTATAATGCGGATTTACTTCTACTTTATCACCGCCATTCTTCGATATGTAAAATTTATATTTTGGAGGTATCATATCTTTAATTCTTTATAATTCGTTTAACATTTTTATGCTGAATAACTACTGTGCCGTTAGGTAGTGTATAATACTTAGTTTCACTCTGTTTTCTAATACTTCGCACATCATCCTCTATTTTTGAAAGGTCCACGCTTCCATTAGAATTAAGAGAAATATTCAACCCATCTGAGCTAGCAAATGCATTAAGATATTTATCTTCAAATGTTCCTTTATTTAGACTATTAATAACATCCGGAAGTATCTTTTTGTATTTCCTAGTTCGCTTCTTACTTATAATAGCAAGCGCTTCTCCACCTTCAGCTCTCATTCTATGCTTCTTCTTATTCTTTACGCCCAAATCAATATCATCGCCTGATGCATGAGAGCCTCCTTCCAAGAACTCAAGACCTCCTTCTCCATATTCATCAGATTGGCTTGCTGTTACTTGTTTAGCTTTAATTTTGGCTACTGCAAATGATGTCCACATTGTAGCAATAGCAGCTAATGCGAGAGCTGGGCCAACAATAGGAATTGAAGAGAATGAACTCCACAAATTAGCAGACGCTGTGACAAGCGAAGATGCCTGAGTAACAGTGTTCACTGCTTCTTGACGTTTTTGGGCTGCCTGCAGCATTTTTTGTTTTTCTTGCTGATTTTTCTTTTCTTGCTCTAATTCTTTTTTAGCAGTAGCTACGTTATTAGCATAGCCATTATTGCGAGCCTCAACCTCGGCATCATAAGCTTTTTGTGCAGCCTCTACTCGAGCCTCAGCTGCTTCTACAGCCTGCTCAGCTAATTCAACTTCGGCATCCATAATGGATTGAAGCTGTTCTATTACTATATTTACAGCATCTTTTAGGGCATCAATCTGGTCATCATCAAAGCCAAGTTTCTCAAGCAAAGTACCGCCTAAACCTTTTTTACCGATGTTTTTAATAAAGTCATCAAGCTCTGATAATTCACGGTCGATGCCTTTAACCGTTGCTTTAGCAGCATCAATCTGAGCTTGACTCCAATCTAATCCACCAGCTTCTGCTAAGCGTATTTGTTCTTGCCATCTAGCTTTTTCTTGTTCAAGCTTAAATCGAGTTATCTCAGTTTCACTGCGCTTAACTTCATTAAATACAGCTTCATCAAGAGCTTGTTGCTCATCGAAGCTTGACATATTAAAACTACCAACAGTAATAGCCTTTTGTTTATCAAAAGATGCATTTATAGTGCTTGTAGGTTGTCTTTTAGCTTCTGGTAACTGAGCATTCTTAAGTAATGCTATTTGTCTTTCTACATCTAATCGCTTTAATGAATTGCTGAGTTCTTCATAAGAACCTTTTTTTGATACTTCACCTTCTAATTCTAACAACTCTAATAGCTGTTCAGCTTTTTGTATTTCTACATCTATATTGAGCAAATCTAGACTTAGAGTTAAGCCTTTTTGCTTGTTCTTTATAGCATTTTCTATATCATCTAGTGCTTTGATAGCTGTTTCTTTTTGGCTTTCTGTAAGCTTTTTATATTTTTCGTCTTGACCATTCAGTATTTTTTGGATTCTAGAATATTTATAGTTTAAATCAGCTATTTCTTGATTGAATGATGCAAAGGCTTCAGCTCTGCGCTTCTTATTTTCATCCCTCTCAATCTCTGTACGGCTCTTTTGATATGCTTTTTCGGCTGCTAATGCCAGGTTATTTAGGCGGTCATCAGCGTCTCTTGGTGTACGACCTTTTTTATCTTTTCTGTGAGATTCTTCTAAGCCAATTTCTTTAAATAGAGCATCTGCTTGGTCTTCATAAAATTTCCATACGTTGAAATAGCTTTCAACTTCTTTTTTAAGAGCATCTGCATCTTTTTGTAAACCTTCTACATTTCTCTGTCTCTGCTTTTTTAATCTAGTTTCAAGTGACAAATCAGAGTCTGGTCCAGAAATGCCACCCCATAAAGCTTTAAAGTAATTTATAGTTTTGTCGAAAAAGCCGTACTCACGCACTTTTTCAAGTTCAGCTTTATTTTCTGCAACTAATAGTTTTTGGTATTGCTGGGACACAACATTCAGCGCAGCTTCTGCTTTAGCTCTTGCTTTATATGCGGTCACTACAGATTCAGTATTATCTACAAAAGCATTATTAGCGTCATTTATACTATCAATGGTGATGCCTAATTTACTGAACTCTTTTTCATTATCTTTAATCCACTGTGTTTGTGCTTTTATATTATCCCCTAAATCTTTCCAATTTTCAGATAATCTTCTTAATACTGCTATCTGCTGGCCATAAGACCCTGTAGACCCTTTTCCTAGTTCATCATTTAAGTCCTCTAAAGCATCTTCAAAAGATTTAGCTGCATCTCTCCCTGCAAACGTCTTATCAATCCATGTAATGATTTCTTTACCGTACATAGAGAATACAGTAAGTAAAACTACTAGTGCTGTATTCCAACTAAACAGTGATTTTACAATTGACTTTGTTACGCTTACAGTTTCTTTACCTTCTGCTCTCAGTAATTCATTTTTCTCTCTTAGTTTGTTAATTTCATCAACTACCATAGGTATATTATTCGATATACCTAAGAAGAATGTATTAAGCGATACAGCTGCAGCAGGTAATTCTCGTACTACTTGAGAAATAGAAATGCCTAAGCCATCCCATGTTTTTTGGTAATGACCTACAGACAATCTATAATTACCTGTCGCTTCTTGCAATTTTATCATCTGCTGATAAATTGCATCTGTTTCAGCTTCAAGCTTTTTACCAGAGTCAGCAGCTTCTCTCTCAGTTGCAGACATCTGATTAAGTCGTATTTTATTTAATGCATATTGAGCTGAAAGTCTATTATAAGAACCTTCTGCAGAATTAGCAATTGTAGCTTGTAATTGAGCAATCCGATTTGCTTCTCGTATTTGAGTTGAATAGAGTTTAAGCTGCTGATTTTCTTCTGACTGAGCATAGGCAAGTTTCTCTTGAGCCTGAGCTAATGGGTCTACTGTAGCTTTCTGCTGTTTTCTAGCAGAAGTAAGCTCAGCAATCTTAGCTTTTAACTCAAGTAATCTTTTACCTTCATCTGACTGTAAATAAGCTAATCTTTGCTCTGCCTTTTCTACTTCAGACAGAGTTTGGATATGAGGCTTCATTTGGTCATCAAGGGCCTTAATCTGATTTTTCAAATTAAGAATATTATTAAGTAGCTGTTGCCCCATTTCGCTATCTGCCCTTTCAGCCGCAGTTAAAGACTTATATAGCTCAACTGTTTGCTTTAGGTCAGACTTAAGACGGTCATAAGAAGATATAGCTTGCTGGATATAACGCTGCTGTTCTACAGTTGCTTTATTAGCATCTGAAGTTTGTGCTTTAAGCCAAGCAATCTGTTTACCTGTATCAGATAAAGCTAATTTAAGCTCATTCTGAGCTCTTTCAAGTCTTGACGTAGATGCTGTTGCTTCATCAATAGCTTTACGCCCTTCACTTGTAGCTCCACTAGCAGATTTAAGAGAATGCACAATCCTATCTGCGCCTGCCCTGATAGCATTTACCATTGTCTCGTATGACTGATTGAGCTCGCCAAGTTGCTTGACAAGCTTTTCAATCGAGTCATCCGGCTCAATTATATCGCTATATTTTATCTTATCGTCTTCAGCCATAATTATTTCCTTTTATGCCGTTTAACACTCTTGCTTTCTGCTTCTAATTGCTGTTTTATATTGTCAACAGCATTATAGAATTGAAGTACTGTCATCTTTTTAGCATCCATACTTGTTTTTTGAGCTATCAAAAGGCAAGTACTTTCAAACTGCTTATCATATTTTATTTCAACAGACTCACTTCCTATGTATGATTTTGGAGAATGCATATTAAGCATTATCATATCTATGGTTTCTATCTGTTCAGAGTTATCTGTGTCATTTATCATAGAGTCCAACACAAGAAGTGTTCTTTGCTTTAACTTATCGTATGCATCTTTTTCCTTTGGATTTACAAAATCTCCTGGAAAGTACATTTCAAGTTCGGTGGTTACTTTTTTTTTAAGCCAAGTCAAAAAGTCTATAATCTTTGAATGCTTTATTTCTTTAAGCCTGGCCAATATGTTTTTAAGTCCATCGTCTGACAAATCATTAACTTCTTCACCGTCTATGCTATGAATAAGAGCTGCAAAAGCTAAGTACCTCGGTGAAATTTCATTGTTCACCATATACATATTTTGCCTCATGTTTTGCAGTTCTTGCAAAGCTTTTTTGGCATTATTGCTTTTAATGAATTTAGCAACACGGGTTATATGGGCATCAATATCATCTGCATCTGAGCCAATTCCAGAGTCTATAAGCAAATACTTATTGTACTTCTGAAAATTTACAATAGGCATTTCATCTATGCTGTCATATACCCGTACGACTTTTTTATTTACTATCAGGTTTTTCATATTAAAATTCGCGTTATAGGGGTTGATATGATAGGAATAAGTATAATACTCATCTCATTAAAGAAAATAGCGAGAATGATAGCGAGAATAAGCGATGTCCAAAAGCTTAAGCAAAAGTCACAATCGAATAATTGAGAAATAAGCTTAGGAGCTCTGATAATTATCTCATCGCGCACACCGAGTTTTCCAATTAGCAAAATAGCAAATGCTGCTGCTAAGGCTATATATATTAAAGCCGAAAGCATTGTTATAAAATATACCGTTGACATAATTCTCTAGTTGTTAAAGTAAATTCAATTCGTATTCCTGCATAAGGGTACATGAAGAATTGTTTATCAATATCTTGTATACCTTCTCCTTTATAAGTATAGTTATTATAGATTTTCTCTATTGAATAGCCTTTATATATATTTTCAAAGCGCTCATATATATCATTTATAACAAGCTTACCAGTTGTAGTAATAAGACCCGGAGTAGTTAATACTCGCATAATTTCATCTTTTACTTCTTCTGTATGCATAACGGTTTCATCTTCATAAATACTGCTGAGGTCATACCAAAATATAATGGCTCCGCTGAAAGTATATTGTGGCAATGATTGAACTACTTCAGTAATCTTTTGTGGGTCATAAATATCAAACCATGAAAAATTGCCAAAGTTATCATTCGGTAAAAGTGACACATATTCTCCATTGCCGTTATACATCGCAGGATATATAAACTTATTACCATCTGGTCTATGTTCTACAAGCTTATATGCTCTACCAAATGCACAATTAAGCCACTTAAGTTTGTTCATAAGTGACTTTTGCATATCCTGTAATATCTTATCAAGCAATACAGGGTCTTCCTTAAATCTTATTTGTACTGAGTTTTCCTTCATTTCCTTATTGCCTGTTTTAATCGTTTAACTAATTCTTTTCTTATGTGAGAACGAATTATTCTGGTAAAATTTTTATCTGTTAAGCGAAAAATCTCTTCACCATATTTCTCAATAAGTTCAGGTGTTTTTTCATCACTCGCAGTCACATAAAAACCTTCTGAGTCAAATACTACAAACATAGACTCATGAAAAGTGCCTGTATCTCGTAATGTGACCCTTGTAGTAGGCTGACCTTTTTTCTTTTTTATTTGTATGGTTTTAGGCTTATATGGCATATAATCCATTATCTTTTCACCTCTACCGTTGATACCACGACGATATAACTGGTCATCTGCTATAGCTGATACTATTACGTCTTCTTTGTCACGCACAATATCTTCTAATAGCATAGGCAAGCTATCCTTAAAACTTCGCAGCCTATATTCCAGATTGCGAAGTGTCGCATTATATCGTTTTACAGCCATATTTATACAGTTCTATATTTAATGCCATTGTTTCGACATGGCAAACATACTCTATCAATTCCAGAAGTACTTAGCTTAATGGCTTTGAAAGCCATATCTAGCTGATAACTTAAACCTGATTTTTTCATAGAAGAAGAGTCACCATCTACTTCATATAATATATCAAGTCGAGAAGCATTGATTGAATGCCTATTTGTCCTTACGTTAGAGTTATATGCAAATTCGCGTAACATATCTACAGCTACCTGCTTAGCTATGACATCTTGGAACATCATTCTCTGTTCAATTATAAAATCTGTAATATCACAGCTTACAGTAACTTCTAAGTTTAATCCGTAGTTGTTATCATAAGTATATTGATTATTTTCAACATCCCATAAATGTAAACTTTTGTCTTCTGTATTTATAAGTTCTTCATTTACGAAGAATGGATGAATTTCAAGATATTTAGACCATGCCATCCAAGCAAGTAATTCTCTACGTGAGCATGAACCGCAAGGCTCTTTTGACCAGTCTTTATTTTTTCTAATAGCTTGACTTCCCTCTGGAAGTTCAGACTGAAAATAGCACAAATACCAACTTCCTCCTGCATCATTATCTTCACTTTGATATGGCAAATAGAGGTCATCGACTGTAAACCATCCAGCACTATTATCTCGTATCTTATTAAGCTTTATAATCTTTACTGGAGCATCCATACTTGAATGCATAAGATACAAAGTATATTCTCCAGCTTTAGTAAACTGAAGGCATATTTTATTTATCTTTGCGGTTACACCTTTTGCTCTTACTGGTACAATTTCAAAGCCAACTAGGTTTTTCTTATTCTTTACAGTATCTACTAATCTACCTGTTCCATCAAACAAAGTACGACTTTCGCATAATGGCTTATTTGTTCCTTCTGCCGTTTTTTCATTGCAGTATCTAGCAATAGCCTTTTGAATGCTTGCTTTTGTTTTGCTCTCGAGCCATTCAGAAAATAAATTGGTTTCAACCCAGTACTCAGACTCAATATCGGGCTGTTTTCCTTGTGCTTTTTGAAGCGCTTTATATTGTGTTCCTTGATAATCAACTACATTGCCTTTGCTATATTCCTTTTCAGAATTGTATTCTGGAAAAGTAATATTCTTAAAATCCGGAGCAATACATGACATATTCTGCAAAGTCAGCAAAGGATGAATTTGTTGAAAATATAGGCCACTTTCACTCACGGTTAAAGCATCAGATATTTTTAAGTCTGATGTATCATAATTCTGCTCCCACCCAATAAGATGTAACAGCTTTTCTTGTATATCATTGGCTCTAACCATAATTCTTAATTTTTAATGAAAAATAGGAGGCCACTATCGCCTAGTGGCTCAGTGTGCCTCCTACCAAAGCTAATAACAACTCAAAGATTTGCTATCGGTTTATTATCCTCCAATTCCTGCACCTGCTTCCTTAGTGTTAACAGGATTATCAGCAGTATTCATAACAACAACAGGCTTAGCATAAACTGCATCTTCACTCGATACATTGAATGCCAGAATAGGACTTGCCAAAGTGCTAGGTGCGCTGTTATGTGCGGTCAAGAAGGCCACATCAACAGCAAAGCCATAGTGCTCTTTACGAGTACGAGTCATATCAGCGGTAGCGGCCCCTGCGATAGTATTGTAGTCACCTACAGAATCGTAGAAGTATGTACCAACAGGCATATTCAACAGAGGCAAAGTAGCAATGCCCCACTCATGGCCATCACCAGAAACAGTTCCGAGCAAGCAGTCACGCTCGAAGCGGGTCAACATTCCAAGAGAGCCGGCATTTACGGCATAACCTTGAGCATACTTACCTTCGGCAGCTGCAATGTTGTTTGTCAGGTGAACAATCTTAGTACCGAATTCATTCTGCTTGTTTACACCATTGTAAAGACCGTGCTGCTGCAACTTACGCATGATAGACTCAACACCAGGGTCACCTACAATGTGCAACTGACCATAGAAGTCATTTGCTCCCATCATAACCTCAAGGTCACCAAATACGTTTTCGCGTTCAGTCCACTTTGCATTGATGGCATTAGCAGACCAGTCATACAGCAGCGGATTTTTCAAAATCTGTGTTTTGTTGGCTGCGAGAACAGCAAGAGCAGCTTCATCAAGCTTTTTCGCAAAAGCATAAATGTACTTCATCATCTTGGTTTCAAAGTCCTTCTGAATGCCAATTTCGTTGTTCATGTACATTGCCGGAGCAATAGTAAATCCCCACGCATAAGTGGCAAATGTGATTTGAACCATCTTAGAAGTGTTTTCACTGTCGGCGATTGTCAAGGTGCGAGTACTACCAATAGTAATATCAGCATCGTAGTCAATCACCGGAGTTTCCAGCGTGTTACCGATAGAGGTCCTTGCTTTTTGCTTCAGTTCCTTAGTGAGGATGCCAGTAGGGTCTTCAGACTGCACCATAAAAGCGTTCAGCGCACCGTACCTACTGGGGCGATACTCAAACTTATCAAGGTTAGAGTTCGCACGAATGTTTTGGATACGTGTTAAAACTAGACTCATAACTTTTAAGTTTTTTAATTGTTAATAATTATGCTATTATGGTGCATTACCCTTTTACGCCTCATAGCATTTTTTCTTTATACTTTTTCGTATGTTTTCTTAAAAATATCAGGCTTACATGGATAAAACTCACCATTTACACCTTTAATGATATAATCACCTACACTTGCTCGCATTGTGCCTTCTAAAGTTTCAACAAGGATATAAGGATTATTTTTATCCTCATAATTTATGTGTGCTCCTCCCATAAACTCAGAAAGCTCACAAATTCTTTCAGCTGTGTCTTCAAATTGAATTGCTTCAATTATTAATGGTTTCTTTTTATACTTCATAACTTATTTTTTATCTAATAGGTAAACTCGCCACATTGTTTTCAGTTCTCAGCTGCATTGACTGGTCTGCGAATTCTTGCGAGTCACGGGTCAAACCATTTGCAAGCAGATGTGCCTCAATGGCTTTATCGGCCTCAACTTGGCTCTTGATGCCAGACAAATCAAGTGTTCCACCTGTTCCGCCTGAACCAGACCCAAAGCCTCCTGTTCCACCGCCTGCCTGCTGACGACCTGTATCGATTACATCTTTAAGCGATGTTTCCATTACAAGCTCTTGCATCGTATAAGGATTAAGATTGTTCTTCGGATTGTTAAGGATATTACCATCTGCGCCGCGAATAACAAGCTTCTTTCCTCCTTGGCTGTCCTCTATGAAATCAGGAGTACCTTTTGCAAGGACTTCTGCTTTTGCAGCGTTGAGCAGCGTCTTCTGAATAGGCTCAGTAATACCACTCTTAAACTTAAGACCTGCTGTAGCAGCTTGAAAAGCATAATCTACATGCGTGTCCTTAATAGTTTTATCAAACTCTGCCTTTTTGGTATTGAACTCAGTTTCCTTTGTCTGAAGTTGAGTTTGAAGCTGAGTTACTTGGGCTTTAGCATCTTTCAGCTGTTGTTTCAAAGTTTCATCGCCAGCTCCTTTTTCAAGTTTAGACTGGAGCTCTGCAACCTGTGCCTGAGCAGCAGTAAGCTGAGTTTGAATTGTTTTCACAGACTCTGCTTTAGTTTTGTACTCGCCAAGTACGCGCTTAGCATAGTCGTAACTTTTTTCACCATCTTTCTTTTTAATGCCTGTAATACCAAGAATATCAGTGTCATACTGACCGTGCAATGCGCCGATTTTAGTACCTATAACGGTATTCTCATCATTTCTTGACATCTCAGCAATTGCATTCAGCTGGTCATCTGTAAGACCTGTTAAAGCTGAACTTTGTCGTAGCATCTCAATTGTTAACATATAGCTTTGTTTTTATTGTTAATTACTTTTGTACTAACTCTGCAGCATCTCCATACGGGTCATGTAAAGCCGCCATAATGGTATAACCAAGGCCTTTATACGTTTTCTTGAAAAACTGCCACTCTGCGAATGTGAACATTTGAGTATATGCTGGTGACTCTTCTTTGCCAGTCATTGGATTAAACCTACGACCGCGCACAATTGACAAGTGCACCATCTTCTCAGTACCCGGCTTAGGAGTATAACCACTCTTAGCCTGTGTTTTCGATGCTGATGATTTTTCTTCGATAATATCATCGACATCTACTAGGAAAAGAACTACCTCGTCAAGCTCTTCCTGTAAGTCGCTTGTCCAAGCTTTTCCGCCTTTAGCCTTAGCAGCTTTTAGTTCTGCTTTACGCTCTACGGCCTTTTTCTTATAGGACTTAACATCCTCAAGACTGAGTGCCCGTAGTTGCTGAAGTTCCAATTTCTGTAACATATCCCAAAAGTTTTTTGTTTATAATATCTATTTTTTCTCTCATTGGCTTATTTGAAGCAAACTCAATTATGTTAATGTTCTCACGTTCAAATTTTTCGATTAAAGTACTAAAATTTATTTTAAGCTTTACCAAATTTTCATCTAATAACTCTTTTTCATACAATTTTAACACTTCATCCAGCGTTTTATGTGGATATGGCTCCAATTGCTTTAAGATAAGCATTCTCTGAAGTACCAAAGGATTGTTACGATACTCAACCTCAAGAATTTGTTGCGATATAGCATCTAGTTCTGAGTTAGACGCACCATTCTCCTTTGCTTGTTTGTACTTAGAATATAGCTCTGTTACTGTGAAAACGTAAAACTCTGTACCCCAGTTTACAGAAGATGATATGAAAGCACCTCCATACCTGAGTTTGCAAACAGTATCTTCAACAAATTTCTGTGCCAATTCAAAGTTGGTCTTTAAGGCATTGAGAACTGAGGTTTTGCTTTCAAAGTTAGCAGTTACCTGAGTTTCATTGATAGCTTCTTTTTCACTTACAGTACCACCTGAACCAACAACAGAAATTACAATTTCATTTTTAAGCCTTGCGCACTCATTGACATTATAATCAAGTGAGTCTTTATCGATAGTAGTTATCTGAACAGGATTACGCATATCTGTGACACCTTCAGATTGATTTGGTATAGGAACTTCTAAGAATGAACCAGGACCAGCTATACGCTTTTCGCTACAGCAAGGACACTTTTCAACTGTTCCATCATTGAGAATTTTATACTCACCTTTTGCATTGCGTAGAAAACCTCCATCACAGTAATCACCAGTCTCATTATTCTCAAAATTACAATCAGCTTCATACGCACTATATATAGGATAAGGTGCATACAAGTCTAAATGCTGCTTCGAAATAGAGAAGAACAAATACCAATCAAGATTTGACAGCTCTTTTGTAATTGGATTTTTCTTGAGGTCTTTATTTTTCTCATTGAGCTGCGTTGACCAAAAGAACCGAGCTGGACAATATCCTAAATCGTGCTTTGCCTCTGAAATAAGTGACTGAATTTCATTTTTCTCATTCAGCTGATATACTCTTATAGAAGTATCATCAAATACAGCTATTCGATGTTCCGGCTGTTTGAAAATAAGCCACTCAAACTGATTTTCATCAAGTCTAAAAGTCTGGTAATCAATTACGGCATCAATCTCAAGCCAATAAAAATATGGCTCTGGACGTAAAGATGTTTGTACTTGAGGAAGGTCTACTACCAAAATACTATTTGGCGATACCTGCATTCTCTTCCATCCAGTTGTCTTCCACACCTCTGGCTCATTGAGGTTATTCTTTTTATACTGAGACCAATCCTCTGCAAGCTCTGAGTCTGTAAACTGGTATGAGCTTGATGAGTTACGGCTATAGAAAACCCTTTCGAGTTCTCTATAGACGTCCTCAACTACAGCAGGCGTAGGCAATGGAAATTTGAACAGATAAAGGAATATATTGAATTTATCCTTCGGAAGCAACTGTCTTACCCAATCAAGGAATATAGTCGTAGGTTGGTTAATATCAGATACAGCAACATTCGTCTCAGTATGAAATCTAAGACGGCGCTGCGTATTTACAGCTTTCTGAATAGTCTGGCGTTTAGTCGGCTTTTGCAGAATTTGCTTTATCTGATTTAACTCTAAGGCCATTTTCTTCGTCGTAAGTATAATTGCTATCTTTAGGTAATTCCCATCCACCATTTATGGCTGTGCCCATATCAAGCAGGCGTTCGGCATGCTGAACGCCAAACTCCTGCCTCATATTGTACTTAGGCACAACCAATGTTACTGTTTGTTCTTTTTTCTTTCTCATAACTGAAAGTTTTAAGCCCCAGCAGAAGCAGCATTAGCCCAATCTGTAAGAGGATTGAAGTCCAACGTTTCACGCTTAATGATGTAGAAGTTATCACTCCAGTTAGGATAGAATGACCATTCAATGATATTACTGTCCGGCTCTTCAAAACCGCCAAGCTTCTTGTCACCAACAAAGAACTTACCAATAGGAATTGGGAAGTATGCTGTAGGCTTATCCTGGTCATCTACCAAACAGCCGATATTACCATTTTCATCAATCAGCCAAACGCCAATCTCTTCACACATGTACTGTTTCAGCTGTGCAATTGTCTTCTGACTTTCCTGATAGATAGTGGCAGAGAACGTTGTCGGCTCACGGCCAATTGTAATCTCAATACCTCCAAGTGTCTGGTTACCACCGCCGAATGTACGAGCTGCGCCAGGCTCAGAAGTAGGTCCTTGAATATACGGAGAAACTGTCATCTTAGAACCATCAGCTGCAGAAAACAAGGCAGAAAACGATGCTTTCTTAGTCGGGTCAGTGACAGAGTTCTTTGTTCCAGCTGTCTTATAGATGCGCTGGAATGCAACTTTTTGAACTTGCCCCATACTCTCCTTGCATTCAGCAATCTCAAGGTCGGCGATATGAGCACCGGCAGGGCATCCACAGTTTAATCCCATATTATTTATGTTTTTAATGTTAATACTACCGAGCAGCTACCATTAACTTGCATCGAATTACTTGTATTTTTGCTTCGAATTGACTTCTCCACAATGCAAATATACTAAATTTCTTTATAAGTTGTACTGCTTTTAACATTTTTTATAGAGGTATTTTTTATCTCATATTCTCGCACTATGTTCATTCAAGGCTTATGATTTAATCATTCATATATAATTAGAAGCCTAGAAATTACGAGAATAATGCGAGAATATGAATTTTTAGTTTCTTAAGTGTATTTTTTATCTCATATTCTCGCACTATGTTCATTCAAGGCTTATGATTTAATCATTCATATATAATTAGAAGCCTAGAAATTACGAGAATAATGCGAGAATATGAATTTAGCCTAATCTTTTTATAGCTTCATACACATTTGGCTTAAGCTTATCCTTATATTTTTCAGCTATTTCTAATATGTATTCTTTCCTCGCTTGGTTATAAGCTTCAGCAGCAGAATCTACATCCTTAAAATAACCTATAAGCTTAACTTTTCCTTCAATAGATATTTCAGCACTATATCTATTTCCATACTTTCTGTATTTTACTCCTCTTGGTAAATCTGATTTTCGCTTTTTATTCTTTGCAAATAATAAATTTATAATTCTTGGCACAAAACTACACGCTTCTGGAGAATATACTTTATTGCCTTTAATAAGAATATCTTTATCTATATCAAAGCCTTCAATATAGTTTTCATCAAACCACTTTTTGAAGTTAGAAAAGTGCTTCCATTCTTCACATACAGAACAATCAGCATAAGCCTTGAATTTCTCTTCATGGCCAGGCCTATAACATCTATCTATCATGCCAGTCCATGTTTTATATGCTTGAGTTAATTCTACTTTGCCATTCTCATCTTTAACAAAAGTAAGTTCTGGTACATCATTTATACCAAAACCACAAAATAGTTCCTCTTTCAAATTTCATACATTTCTAAGTTTTATTTTTCTGTTCATTGATTTACGGCTTCTCATCTCTATTACACCAGTTAATGCGTCTGGAGCATCATCATGGGTTGATTTTCGCTTATTATCTTTACGGTAAGTTGTAATAGCATTATAAAATTCACGCCATTTCTTATCCCAGTTTGCAGGAAATGCAACATCTGAGTTAACAAGGGCTGAATTTGAAAAAATGCGAGCAGCCTTATTTTTTGTCTGCGTAAAAGTGTGTATTACCGTTTTGAAGTTATGCAGCCCTACTCTTACTTTAGATTTTACATTTCTAGCAAATTGCCTGCCACCGTTATTGGACTCTATTAAACACTCAGATATACTGTTTTCTGTGAGCATTTTGGCTAATAATACTTCAGTTTTTTCCATCGGCTCTTGCGTATATAATATATCTATAACATATATAAGTTCTGGAGTGTTTATAAAGCAAATTGCACACAGATAATCAGAGCCAGTATCAGCAGTATCAACATAACACCATCTTTGTGAAGCCTCATGGCCAGATGGTAATTCTATATTTTGATATGTTCTAAACTCGTGATACATAAGGCCCTCAGTAGGAATTGGATTTTGCATATACTGCGTCTCAAATACTACCGGGTTAATCTCTCGTAGTTTATAAAGTTCCTCAAGATTGTGCTTCATTGACCAAAGAGCATATTCTTCTCCTGTCTCAGGGTCTGTTTGTATAACCGGAAGCGATAAAACAGTCCATGTATCTGGCTCTATCTCTTGCAAATAGCCACAAAGGTCATGCTCGTGCAATCTTTGCATTATAATAATGATGGGTGTCCTACGCGAGTTAACACGGTTACGTATTGTATTTTCAAAACGTTGGTTTATGCGCTCTCGTATAAGGTCAGATGCTGCATCGTCGGCTTTTAATGGATCATCAATCATAATTGCGCCTTGAAATATATTGGTTTTGGCATCTATCATTTTAAGCATTTCATTTGTATGGTCATCAAATACAAATATGTCATTGCCTCCATCCATTTTATCTATTTCTTCATCTACTGCTCCTGCACCAAATCCAGTTACTTGGCCTTGTGTTGATACTGCATAGAGTTCTCCTCCCGCTTTAGTTTTCCATCTCTTAGCCGAACCTTTCTCAGATGCAAGAGCTGAATTAGGAAAGAGCGTTTTATATAGTTCTTCACTCATTATATTACGAACAGTATCTGAGTTGTCATTCACGAGTATATCTGAATATGACAAATGCAAAAATCGACATCGGGGATTTAAGGCAAAACACCAGCTTATAAATGATTTGATAACAAGCTCTGTTTTGCCATATCGAGGAGCAATGTTAATAATAAGGCGCGTAATTTTGCCATCCACGACATCTTGCAAGGCTTCAAATATCTTTTTGTGGTGCTCGGCCACAATGAATGAGCGCTTATATTGAGCTTTAAACATTAGTTTAGTATACTTTTCAAATGACGTCAAAGCCTCAAGACGTAACATTTCTACAGGATTTACAGTTCCGGGCTTTGTGGCATCTAGTGCTGTTTCTTGCATTTCTTTAAGTGATTTCATTGCTATATTTTACTTTATTAAGCTTTCACGAATAACTATGTAGGCTTCACGACTTACAGGCACATTAGGAATAATACCTGTTTGCAGCTGCTGCCCTTCTGGGAGACTTAATTGCATAGGCCCTTTGCCAAATATTCTATCCCATAATTTTTCTATAGTTTCAATGTTACCTAGCTTTTCGTCTTCAATAAGGCGCTTAATTACAGTTTTTATTACAACCGGCACTTTTTTATTAGTCATTAAGGCTTGTAGCTGCGAGTGGTTACATGTTAACAAACAAGCCAATAAATTAGCTGTGTCCTGCTTTGTAAGCTGAACACTTAAATTGATATTAAGGCTAGTAAGAAGTTTTGTTATTTCAGGTCTTGATGCTCCTTGTAACTGAAGTGCTGAGCGTATAGCTGATGAATATGAACCTCTGCCCGAGTTATGACGTTCTGCTAACTCAGTTGCTTTAAGCGGCTCTACAGTCTGAGCCTCAAGTGCCTCAATAGCCTCAACTCGTTTTTGCTGCTCCGCGATATGTTTGGCTTGAAACTCAGTTTGACCATCTGGTATTTCTTCTATGCCAAGCTCTTCTGCTAATGATTGACGCTTTTCTTGTTTAACTTGAAGATTTTTAAGCTTCTGCTTTTCAAGATACTTAATACGAGCCAATTCCTTTGCATCTTGTTTTAATTTAATGCGCGTGGCCTCTTGTTCTACAAGCTTGGATGTGTCTGGATTAGACATTCCAGGAACTACTGGCCTGTTTGGCAATATATCTGCTAATTTCTGTGCTATTTTATCTGTTTTCATATCAATTTCTTTTTAATCTGAATATTTCCATAAGCGTTTATAAGCTGTATTTAATCTGCCACTACAGCATGCGGCTATATTACTGGCATTTAAGCTATAGTGTCTTGCCGCGGCTGTAATAGAAGGCCATTCTGCCACTTCTGTATAGCCTTTGCCTTTTTCATAAGCATATTCTTTTATAGGTCTTGCATTAGAAGCTAATACTACTTTTTCGTATTTATCTCCTATTTGGTCGCGCACAAGTCTTATATACTTCTTTTCTTCTTCATACTTATTGCCTGCCATATATATTTTATTAAAGCCATAAGGCTCATAGCAGCTATTTAATAATATAGTTTTATACTTAAGCTTAAATAAAGCATCTAATGTATATTCGCTTGGCTCCTTTATAGATACATATAGGGTGTTACTATATTTCATTGACTCTTTTAGAAGTACATTTTGTTTTATGCTATCGTCTAATACAGAATTTATAAATTTTCTCAATTCTGTTTTTACTGATAGCATAATTGTGTGGCCTACATACACCCTATTATCATATTCAAATTCAACGATAAATATCGCGAATTTAGATGTGAGGTTATCAGGGTTATCGGCCTCGATTTTTTTATTGCATATTTCTAGCATAGCTGTGAATTTTTATTTTATAGTGCAAATATACAAAATATAATTCAAACGATATATATTTTAATTGTTAGAAATATCATTTTGGTAATTTTTCTTGCGAGAATAGAAAATAAATATAAGATAGTTTATGTTTACCTTTTGTTTATTTTTTGTTTATCGCGCAAGTGATTGATTTTCAATGAGTTAGAATGAAATAAACAAAATAAACAAAAATTCAATCTCCCTATATATCCTATTTTTAGTTTGATAGTTTCTGACAAGTCTATTATTAGCTCTATAAAATACTATCAAATCATATTTTATGGTCTACTAGATAATTATTGTTTATATTGTTTATTTATATCTAACTCATTGAAAATCAATCACTTATCGAGAAACAATACATTGTTTATCATTGTTTACATTGTTTACGGCCTTTTTGCGA